CAGATAGACCGACAAATGACGTGAAGCGGTGCTGCAGCATTTGTTTTACTGCCGTCGGACTCCATTCATGCCAGCCCGGATACTCGCGACTTCCAAACGATTCCGACCAACTGTTTTTGATCCACGAATACGGCTCTCCGTTGTGATCTTTTCGCTCTGACAGGCACAACGCCGCTACAGAGTGACCACCACCACCTGGAACAAAGCTTTCAATGATCGCTTTGTTCATTGAATTGCCCCAAGAAATACCGGTATGAATTCCTCCCTGACCGGATCCAAGCCATGTTCGCCACTGTTCCCACGTCGTAATGTTCACAGCTCTGGCAATCTTGTACTTGCTGGCATTTTCACGCCAGTTGTTGTTTGGCTTAGCGCGAGTGTAAGACGCAGGATAGGGCCAAAGCGATTCCTCTGGTAATCCAGTTTCGCGAGCAACTTTGACCCCTGATGAGACTACGCTGCCTGAGTCAGTCGTGATGTTGTTCACATCCTGAGCCAAGATGTACGCCGCCATTCGCGACAGTTGAATAATCTGTCCCTGCGTAGCAATGCAGTACAGCCACTCGAGATTAGAGGACAAAGAATGTCCGGCACAACTTCCCATATTGCGCTGATTCTCGACCCGAATCAGTTTTCTCGGATCGAGTGACTGTTCAACATAGGATCCAACGAGACGCACGACATCATCAGCCCCTGTCAAACTGGCGATGAAACTACGGTCTTCCTGTTCCGGATCGTACCCTGTGAATTCACTCATGGATTACCGCCTTCCAGTTCCGCAGCAAATTCAGCCTCAGCGTTCTTTCCAATTGCCTCAGCAACCGCGTCGGTATAGCCTCCGAAATCGCTGTCAATCGTGCGGAATCGCTGTTTGTTGAACCACTCGCCAGCCTTCAGTCGCCCCTCGTCAGTCGCACCATCAAACGGCTGTTCGGCGAGTTCCTTGAGCACTGCAATCTGCGTCACCCGATCAGCGTCGTAAGCCTGGCTCAAAACGTCTGACGGCTTTGGCTCTGGATTGATTTTCACACCGCCAGCAACGAACACGCCAACAACCACACCAACAACAGCAGCGACGATGCACCACAGTGAACCGACAACAACCGATCGCTGAGCGACGGGTTTCTTACGTGCCTGTGCTTTTGGCTTCGGTTCTTTCGGCGCGGCAGGCTTGCGTTTTCGTGCCGCTGGTTTTTTTGGTTCAGTCATGATTTATTCCAGCGGGAGAAACGTGACGGCACGGAGTGCGATGTTCGCGATTGAGATAGCAACGACCAGCCCTGCAGCGAGCTGTGGATGTTCAGCGACAATCTGTTGTCCCTGCAGTGCAGTTATGACTGCGATACCTGCGGTGATGGTGTTGATCAAGATCGTCTTGGACTTGTACCACGACTTGACGGGTGGTTTTGGTGATGGCATTTCAGTTGCCTCCCAGATAACTTGAAGAGTCTCGCCCCATTGACACTTTGAAAACGCGAGGCATCCGGAACGTAGATGCCTCAACGTGGCCCTCGATACGCCGTCTGGCTTTGTTGCCGATTCGATCGCCAGTGGCGTAGAGTTGATCGCGTTCTTCGCGAATCCGCTCGCATTCGTTTGCGATGTGAAGATCTGCGAGGCGTTCTTCTTCGGGAGTCTTTGGATTCAGGATCTCAGCATCGAGTAGCGAGATTCTCTGATCGAATGCAGCAGTCATTGAAGACAACCCGAACGCGTCCATCGTGGGGATCTGCCACGAGACAGGCGTTAGGGGAGTTGCAGGATCGCAGATACCGAAATTTTGTCAATGGGAAAAATACCCGTGCGGTGAGTTGCGGTGAGTTGGCTGTACACTAGTTTTTTGGGATTGTCAGTGACAATCTGACCTAAGAGACAAAGAGAGGGGGAGAGAAGATGCCGTGAAAGAGGTGACAATCTACTAATTCCCCTCTCTCTCTCTCTCTCTCTATCCCTTACCCATAAAAAGCCAATGTTTTATAATTACCTAAACTGCTTAAACATCCTGTTTTAATTTTGAGATTGTCACTGACAATCTAGTGACAATCTGAAATTTGTCACTGACAATCTAAGAGCCAAAAACAGAAAAACCCCGGACCTGTGAACATAATGTCACCAATCCGGGGTTTTGCGTTTTTGATTGTCACAGAGTGTCACTTATGTGTCACTCGTGTTTTTTGCCTTCCTGTACACTAGTCTTTTCGGTCCTTTGTTTTTTGGAATTTCTGATTCGATCGTAATCAGCCCAGACTTTTCGAGCTGATCCGCAGCCGCGCGGAACTCAGCCGCCGTGATCTTCTGAAATCGCCTTGTCAGGTCTCGATGCTGAACCTGATCCAGTTTTTCGAGACAGTCGAGAATCTTCTTTGCAGCCATGTTTCGCTGAACGTCCACAACGTCATCCAGCAACAGATTGCAGGCACATCGGGAAAGAAAATTGGAGAGCTTGACAGCCCATTCAATATCCTGCTTTTCAATCTGAATGAAGTTCCAATCGGTCATCGATGGATTCTGAGCCAGTCTGGCCGCTCGATGCGTCATGGCAAGCTTCATTGTCCTGGCGGCCGTTCGGCACCATACCCCGGCTCGGAGTTCTCCTTCTGAATCCATTCTCTGGCGAATCATGGCACTGTGATCAGACCACCGGCTGAAAGCCTCATCACTCATCCGGATTGTTTCCGGAGCTGGGTTCTCGTTTATGTTTCCAAATCCTTTCGGCTGCCATTCAATCCACTGTTTGATTTTCTCAACCATCACCTGATTCGGCGGCTCGGTTGGACTGATCACCATTTCCGGGCGATTCTGGACCACGAAGAACGCCAGACGTCCAAACAGACCATCATCGACCTGATCTGCGGTAATCGACGTGAAAACCTTTGGAGTCGTCAGGCCGAGAAGACACAAGTGCGGCTGCTCAGTGCGGTTTTTCGCACCTGCTGAATGTGCTGCGCCACCGTAAGCCGTCGATGACTTGCCATACATTTTCAGCAGATGCGTTCCGATCTGTTTCAGGTGCTGATTGGCTCGCTTGTCTACCAGTGACTCGAGCGTTTTCCCAAACTCATCACAGACCCAGATGCCGCACGGCTTCGCGTTCACTGTCGCTAGCAGTCCGTTTCCGGATTGCACGTCCGGAGGATGCGTCAGGTCGTAGCCTGTTGCTTGGAACAGTTTCAACATGGTCGTTTCACAGGATTCCTTGCCGGATCCAGTGGGAGCCATGACCACATTGTAATCATTCGTCCGAAGGTCGGTTTGGCTGCGGATCCGTCGCCCGAAGATCGTCTGACAGAAACTGAGAGCCGTTGCCAGTCCCATGATCGGAGACGGGAATTGTGAGACCGTTCGGTAAAACTCGTAGATTTCTCGCAGCAATCCAGACTGCGGAATCATCGCTTCCATGAATTCATCGGTGTCTGGTGCGTCTTCTTCGTCTTCGATCAATGCTGAGATATCAACAGTCACCTGTTTTTTTCGCCCGAGCACGTCTTCTGGACACAGGCCGAAGGCTGCTTTGACAGGATCGTCAGAGAACCGAGTGCAGCACAGGTAAGCGAATTTGTCGTAAGACGATTCTGGTTTGAGTGGCTCGCATGACGTGGAAAACACTCGCAGCGTTTTGGATCCTCCGAAATTCACTGTTCCGGAAATACTGCCTTTTGACTTTCCGGGCCTGTGCCAGTCACTGGCGTCACCGCGATTGCGAACGAACTTCCAGCCATCGGACGACAGGATCGACTCCCATGAGTGTGTTTGCTCAATAAAATTCCGGGCCTTCGTCAACAGTGAATCACCGGACAGGTAGCGAGGATCGACCGTCACAGCCTTTGCGGTCTTTTTCTCGCTGGTCTGCTTCATGTTTAAGAACATTTTGTAGATCAGTTCCGGGAGCGGTGCTGGCGAGCATTCCCATGGCGCGATGATCCATTCGTATTGTGCTCCACTTTCATGGATTGACGGTGGAATCACGCTCTGAGCTGCGTCACAGCCGAAGCGAAACTCAACACCCATCATTCCGAACTTTGCACCTTCCAGTGCGAATTTCTCATCCCACTGAAACAGCCGGTGCGCCGATTTTGCAGAGCGATATGTCGGCGTGTTGGGATGGCCGCACTCTTCCATCCAGGACTCGACCAGCATTTCACCCTGATCGTTGTCGAACTCCAGATCAATAATCCCGGATTTCGAGCCCAGCAGAACACCGATATTGCAGCCATCAGGCCACGAGGCGATGACAGCGGGATCACTGGAGCATTTCGAAGGCCAGTCCTTTCCGAGGATCGAACCGGGGTTTTTGGATCCACGATCCATGGGGCAGAGATGCCAGCCGGTTGCAATGAGGCGTGCGTCCATCATTAACTGCGCCCCTTTACAATCCATTGAACGGCGTTGCCAGCCTCAGACCAGCATCTTTGCGCAATCGCCGCAGCAGCTTGTTCGTCTCCCCAGCTCCCGTCGTATTTGCCGTGCATTCGCCCGTGATAGGATTGATTGCAATGGCAAAAATCTAATTCACCTAAATGGATAAACGGGGCTTCGTCCCAGTCGTCATAATCACGAAGCCATCCAATAGAACCGCCTTGCCCGACACCAAGCCATATTGGTGCGTTGCCAACAATTAAACATTCAAAGTCCCTGTCTTTGTAAACCCTTTCGGTAAATGTTCTACCATCGCCGTAATCATGAATTACCTCCTCAAACATCACTGGCATTGCTCGATTAATCTTGTTCGCAATGTCGTTTGGGATCTCATAAACAGGCTTCACTTCAACCAGAATTTTCGAACTGTGTCCATGCAATAAAAAATCAGGCGACCATCCCGGCAGGTCGATTGGTTCATATTCATGCTTCCATCCGATCATGTCGAAAAAAGCAGCCCAGCGAGCTTCAAGCCGTGACCTATACTGCACTCCGTTGTATTTCGTTGGATGTGCTTTGATGGTGTACTTCATATTCAAACTCCATTTCAAAACGGCAGTTCTTCCCCGAACTCACTCAGAATCGGTTCACTCTGTTCCGGCACCATTTCCGGAAGCCACTCTTCCGGAATCTCGTCTGCGAATTCGCAGCTCTTCAGCCGGACGTATTTGCCTTCCTTCACGATCGTGACTTTCACCGGCATTCGGCAGGCTCCACGATTCAGCAGTTCCAAAGCCTGATCAACCGTGTCCGGCACGTCTGCAATCGATCGAGCTTGCCACCAGAGACAGGCTTTCACCCGAGCAAAGCCAGAGTGTTGAATGCAGACCCATTCGCTGACGTGCTTTGCACTCAGGTTTCCTGTCGGGCCTTCCACCGGCTGGCACTCGTAATCGATCCGCAGCGTTGGTGGTGCTTCCGGATCGTTTCGCTTCAAGTGCTTGCCCCAGCGGCAGACCTCCACCAGCAGTTCTTCCGGTGGTGTCTCGCCCGTCAACTGTGATTCAGTGTCTGCTTTCGCCTGATGCCTGCCGGGAAACCGGAACCCGCATTCCGGGCATTCCGGCTCGCTTACGGAAACATCCAGTTTGCAGTTCGGGCATTCGCGCCCGCGTCCGTTCTTTTCTGCCGGCTCGATGGATCCGGGTTTCTGGCTTTTGGCCCGTCCATATTCCCGATCGTCCAGACTTCCATGGCGCTCGATGTTGTTTCCGAAATCTAGAACCAGACAGTTTGTTTTCGATTCGTGCTTTCGAAGCCCTCGACCGACCATCTGAGCAAACAAACCCGGTGACAGCGTCGCCCGGAGAATAGCGATTGCGTCGATGCACGGAGCATCGAATCCAGTCGTCAGGCAGTCAATGCTTACCAACCATCGCAGGTCACCATCACGAAACCGTTTCAACGCTGTTGCACGTTCCATCGGAAACGAATCGCCAGTAACTACACCGACGTCCTCGCCAGTCAGTGTTCGCAGCCGGTCTGCCACGTTCTCTGCATGCAAAATTCCAGAACTGAAAACCAGAATCGACTTTCGGTCGTGGCACTTGTCAACGATCTCTCGGCAGGCTTCCAGCACCGTGTCATCACCACCGAAGATGCGCTGCAGGTCTGATTCGACGAACTCGCCCCCGCGCAGTTTCGCTGAACTGGTGTCAATTACCTGATCAGACGGCTTGTTTGTGATCTCGCAAAGAAAACCTTCCTTGATCAGATCGCCGGTGAACGCTTCAAAGCAGATCCGTTGAAAGAGTTTCTTTCGTCCACAGATCGGCCCTTCACCGGTTCTGAATGGCGTAGCCGTCAATCCAACAACTCTGGCCGCCGGGTTCAGTTCGATTACGTCACTGATAAACTGCCCGTACATCGTTTCATCGGATGACGACACCAGATGAGCTTCGTCAATAATGATCAGTGACCGCTCACCGATTTGTGCAGCCTGTCGATACACCGACTGAATGCCGGCACACAAAATCGGCTGCTGAGTCTGTTTCGAGTTGAGCCCAGCGGAGTAGATCCCAACCGGAATCTCTGGCAACAGAATCCGGATCTTCTCAGCGTTCTGAACGATCAGTTCTTTTCGGTGCTGCAGGACGATTACCTGAGCCCCGAATTCAATGGCCTGTTTCGCCAACATGGCGATTACCAGCGACTTGCCCGCACCCGTAGGCAAAACCACGAGTGGGTTCCCTGGCTGAGTCGCAAGGTAATGCCATGCCGCGTCATTGGCTGCGGTTTGATACCAGCGCGGGTTCACCGGCCAACCCTCACAATCCGGACAATCTCAGACACACATGCCTGCACTTCGATCAGTGCCTGATCACCCCATGCTGGGGAACCAATCCGAACCAGTTCATCACGAGCATCCGTCAGCAGTGCCTCGCCAAACGCTTCGGCCTTTTCGATCTCCGGTTTCAGTGCATCCAGCCGAGCCTGTTCGGCTGCTTTCCGTTCGGCTTCCCGTGCTTCCTGTTCGCGTCGATCGTTCTCCTGACGGATACGGTTGATTTCAGCCCGTTCGGCTTCCAGTTTTTCGCGTTCCGCTCGCAGTGCTTCCGCTTCCGATCGGATTTTCTCCTGCCGTTCCCGCTCTTCCTGCAGTCGCTGCTCTGCTTTCGACTGTTCCGTTCGAAGCAGTGTTTCGAACCAGTCGTCCTCCATCGCCTCGATGGCTGCGATGTCGCAACCGCCGATTCCAATCGCAGCCAGCCGATTCAGTCGGCTCTGCAGTTTCTCCCGTTTCGCCTGTTCCTTGGCCTGCTTCTCACGCAGTTTTTCCGATTCGTAGTTCTCTTCCTCTGCCGATAACCGGCCTTCGATTGGTTCGATTTCGGCAATCAGCCGTTTGGCTTCTGCGTTAATCGCTCGCTGATACTTCAGAGCCCCTTCGTTCAGATCCTGCCGCCGTTTGTTGATCTCAAGACGCAATCGCTTTACCGTCTTGCGAGCTTCAGTGACGGCTTTGATGCCGACCGTCGCAACGGTCAGATTTCCAAACTCACGCACGTTTGCAATTGCCAGTTCGTCAGGACGAAACTCTGCCAGCGTTGATACGATCAACGCGTCTACAGGTGCCTGCGTTTCTTCGATTGTGATTTCACTCATTTCAAAAATCCTTTCATGAGGTTGGTACGGTTTACAAATGCGTCGATCTGGTGAGCAACTCGCATGTCAGACCACATGCTGTGGTAGTGCTCCCAGTATTTGCGTTCGTGGTCACCCTGTTTGATGTCCATTCTCAGGACGATCGAATCGATGACGAGGACGCCAAGCTTTTCCTGAAGCAATGCATCACACAGGTTCTGAAAACGTGTGATGTCCTCGTGTTTGAACTTTCGAGGAATGTCACTTGTCAGGATCTCGTGAGCGTCGTGATACAAAGACCACAACTGAACCTGTGCAGGCTGGCTTGACAGCCGTTCAAACAGATCCAGACTATGAGCAAGAACGGTCGCTTTCGGATGCTGTCCACCAAACCGGCCGATTCGCGACAAGCATTCCGCAACCCATTGTGGATCGCTCGCGCATCGGTCAGACCACTCTTCCGGATCGTCGATGTAATCTGACCACTGTTTTTCAAGCATGGCGACTCCTTTCAGGGGATAAAAAGAGCCCGGCAGTGAGAGCTGTCTACACTGCCGAGCCACTCGTGATGCCGCTGCTACACCGCAGCGGCCGTCGTGGAGATTCACTGCTTGGCGAATGGATTCGCTTTTGCGGCTGGAGCGGACGCGGGAGTGTTGAAAGCGTCATCAAGCATCTGTGCTGCCTGCTGGTTGTTGCTGTCAGTCCGTGACTTGTAACCCTTGATTTCGTTTCGCGGGTTTCCGTTCTGGTCTTTGCCGATCGCAACCTTGATTGTCAGCGGTCGGTTGTGAAGTTCTTCGCTGTGCTGTGGATTCTCAACACCAACGGCGACACAGATCGACTTCAACTGGCTTCGACCGATGTTCTGAGCTTCGGTCGATTTGTTGACGATGTTGATCCAGTCAAACAGCGTTTTGTTCTGGTACTGACCATTCAGAATCTGAAACTTCAACGACAGGCCCTGCCCGCCGGTCTGTGTCGGTTTCTTTTCGCTGCTCACGATCACAGCGGGATATTCGCCCGGCGGAATCGGTTCGAACGATCCACCAGGCTGAACGTTTTTCAAATCGAGATCCATCAAACTGGCCATTCAACTACCCTGCTTTCTGTACTGAAGAAACTGAAACTTTCTCAACACCGCTATCACTCTTCGGAAACCACTTCGCGTATTCAGCCCATGAAAAACCGATTTCCGCTGGGGTGTCTTTTCCGAGACGGTTTTTTGCGAGACAGGCGGCTGTTTCTTTCGTTCTGATGTAGCGCTCGCCATCTCCTACGGCAATTCCACGTTCTTTATTAAACCCCAGTTCCTCTTTTCGCACGAAGACGCGATACGATGCGAACAGCACTTCATCACACCATTCCTGCAACATCGCTGAAGCGGTCTTGTGCAACGCTGGTTGATAGCGATCAAATGAGTCAGTCTCAGGGTCTGAGTGTTTAACGATTGCAGAGTGAGCAAGCAGAATGATCTGCATGCCTTTTTCTTTTCGCAGCCAGTCGAGCTTCAAAATGAAATCATCCCAATACTTCAACGCTGCTTCGTAACCCTTGCCAAAACCAATGTCGGCGATTGAATCCTTACCCGCATCGCGTGCCACCTGAGCATGTATCAACCCTTCCAGCCAATCGATCGAATCGACTGCCAAGGTTTTAAAATCATGCTCTTCAGTCGCCAGATGAATCAGCACTTCATTTACAGATGGTCCACTGACCAATGCGTCTGGTTGCAATGCTTTAATGTGCTCCGTTCGCTGACAGTCGATGTCATCAAGACCATCTTCAAGATTCAAAAACAGACAATTCGGTGCCTGTGCTGCCCAAGTGCTTTTCCCGATACCGTGAACGCCGTACAACAGCGTCCGTCTCGGTTTGGTTTTCTTGCCGCTAACAATCTTCACGATTCCATCTCCTCAAAACGGTAAACAAAAATCTCAACACCACTCTCATCACCACCACCTGCAATTCGCTTTTCGATACTTCCTGAGCAGACCTGACAGTCGTCGTGCCAAAAGATTCCTGTCAGTGCGTCAAGGACTGCTTTATCAAGGTTGTCTCGGTCTGGTTTTTTGACGTGCCAGATCGACGGCATTGGACGCGTTTTCCACGTGATTGACTTTGGACGTGGAAACAAAAATTCGAGATCCACTCGGAACGGGCCTTCCATCCGCAGTCCAGAAAACTGCTGACGTGCCGCAAACTGAATTGACCGCTTCCACTTCACAACGCCATTGTTTGGCGTGTAATGTCGGCCGCTTGCCGTCGATCGTGTTCGCGGCTGAGCGATCGGAAGCCCTGGCACAAAAAAACGCCATTGCTGAATCAGGTCAATCACCGCTCACCCTCCCGGTAATCCCTGATCTCCGACCGCAGGACAGTCGTTTCCTTTGGAGCGTCGATGCCAATCCTGATCTTGTCGCCCTTGATCTCCAGCACATGAATCAGGATGTCACCATCGATCCTGATTCCTTCACCCTCTCGACGAGTCAACACAAGCATTGCAACTCCTTTCGCTGATCACTCGCAAAAATCGATAGCTCACAGATTCGCTCACTGCGATCTGCCCACGTCTTCGCAGAATCGAAACCGCTGAAGCAGTGACCTGCGTTCCGTCTTCGAAACGCCAAGACAGAACACGCCCCCATAGCGGATCACGGATCCGACCGTCTTGATACAGTGACTGTTTGCACTGTTGACCAGCTCGCAGACGATTAAGCACTTCGTCTGCGGTGAGTCCTTTCACGTTTGCGCCCATTGATTTCCTTTCAAGATTCAAAAACCAGAGGCAGTGGTGTTGACTCCGCACGAATCGCACACTGCTCTCTGGCCTATGCTCTGAAACAATCAGAGCCTGCCGCTTCCACTCGGCAGTTTTCATTGTTCGAGTCGTGGCACTCATCCATGAGTCTTGCGGTGTCGTATCACGGACACACCACGATTCCGCTGCCGGGAATCGAACCCGGCGCAGACCATCAGCGGAAAAAACACTGGAAGCGGTCAATCAGAATCTGAGACCCTGATCCCCTAACGCAGACCGCCTCCAGTGCGGAGCGTTTCGGGGTTTAGTCGCGGTCGTTTCGACGGAGATTTTCTTCAGTGATCACCCAGCAGACGATTCCGCCGAGGACAGCAAAGAAGATTGCAGCAAGTTCACTGATCACTTTGCACCTCCGTTCCGGCGATAGCAGCCGCACGAACAGACAGAGGCAGGACCAGAGGACGTTTGATTGACGGCACCGCATGAACCGCAGCGCCAGGCGTCTCGCAAGAGACGGAAGATCGTAAGCATGGCAACAAACTCCGTGTTGCGTCCCATTGCCTTTCGGCGTGGTCATGCTGACCGGGGACAAGTCTCGATAAAAAAACCGTCGCGATGGCTTTCAAACCATCCGACGGTTAAAGAATATTCCATATGGAATATCGCGTCAAGCTCACTCAGCCAGTTTTTCTAAAACTTTTTTTCTGAGGAGGCGCGTGAAGGTCGTCTTGTGAGACCTGCAACACTTCGGCGATGTTCCGAACGTCGATCGAATCAGGCGAGACTTTCTCATTCAGGATCTTACTGATGAGCGATTGCGAAACCTTTGCAGCTTCGGCGAGCACCTCTTGTGTTACGTGCTGCTCCGCCATGATTCGGCGCAGGTTTTCTGCGAGAATTTTTTTCCCTGCTTCTTTTGTAAGAATCATTTGCATTCCTTCAGTATACCGTATGGAATACCTGAGACAAGAGAAAAGCAGGAGTTGAAAGCTCCGAGACTTATCGATTCAGGAGTGCTGACCTTTCGGCTTCGCCATCCTGCTTTTCTCATCTGCCCTCGACTGGATTCGAACCAGCATGAGTTTCCTCACACGCTCCTGAAGCGTGCGTGTCTACCAATTTCACCACGAGGGCCTTACACGTACAAACTCTGCATTTCCTGAACGGAAGGAGTTACTACGGGTAGGTGGTTACCTCGCTAGCCTTGACGCACAAAAAAATCATGTCCTGATTGAATCGGTGGATCGATTACGGATGCATCAGGACACTATCCCGGACGGAGTCTGACTCACCTTAATCGGGAGCAGACAAATGAAGATCACAGAACTTGCGCAGCAATACGTGACGCAAAACGGCCTCGCCAAAACGCCGATCTATTCAGCAAATCGATTTGCAAAATACTGCGGAGACAAAGAGCCTTCAGAAATCACGGAAATCCATTTACGTGATTTCCGCAAATCTGCAGAAGCCGACACCGTCTCAGCCTGGACGATTCGTGGAACGCTCAAAGACCTGAGAACGTTATTGCGTTCTGTAGGTCATGACGTGCGAATTGAGAAGGTCAGACTCCCACAACCAGATCCGAGGCCGGTTGCAGTTGAAGACATTGAAGCCATTTGGAAATTCTGCCCTGCGTGGCTGCAGCAGTTTCTGGCTGTGTCATATTGGACTGCGGCCCGGCTCGATGACGTGATCAGAATGCAGAAATCTTTGACATGCGTTCCTGCTGTTTTGCAGCATGTGGCGAGCAAAACAAAATTTCGTCACAGATACCCCGTTCCAGTTTGGCTTCGCCAATGGCTAGACCCGGTCAGGCTTCCATACCACAACAACTTTGACTGGTCTGGTGCTGTCGTCCGAGCTTCATTATCCGAGATCTGCCGATTCTGTGACGTCGCTGTCATTTTGCCGAATCATGTGAGAGATCGTTCACTCAACGAATGGATGCGGGCAAGCCCTTCAGCCGTTGGTGTTCTGCATGGCTCACATCTTGGAACACTCAGGCACTACGTCGACCCGCTTTTAATTTTAGAATCCGCAGCCCCGCGCGTGCGAGTTCCTCAATGCATGCTCGGCGATTGCAAACAGTCTGACACCGAAGGTACTCTGATTGACAATTTCAGAAAACTGGATCCACAAGCACAAGGATTGATCGCAAGCACAACAGAAAGGCTGGCAGCAGGGTAAAAAACGACTTTAGACGCCTTGACAATTTATTCTATATGGAATACTCTCACTCCGATCATATCCCCCTGATCGGATGTAATGGTGGCGATCATTCCAATGCGTGTCCTGTGTCCGCATAACGACAGCGTTCACCGGGTGCCGCAGCCCGGTGTGGATTTCTGAAAACGGATGGTGCGGCACTCCGGTGGAATGCTTTGTTATCGTGCCTTTTGTTCGGAGTTGAGATGATACCACGACGTGAATCACGAAATACTGGGTCTGGTGGAGGTGGCCAATCATTATGGGGGGCTTCAACACCGTTTTTCTGCAAGGTCTGCGGGCGGACAGTGGCTAGAACTCAGATTCAGGAATGCATCGACGTTTGTAAGCGGTGCAAAGTGAAACCTCCGCGATCGAAGATGCAGGGCAACAAGCGTTAGTGCTCGGCAAGTCACCAGGTGGTATGCCCTTCGCTGAACTTGGGTTTCAGACGTTGGCGGTTGATCACCGCAACGGAGGGTGACTTGACAGCCGGAGAGACGGCAACGGGCCTGTGGCGAAATTGGCAGACGCGGAACGACGGTTCTGTAAAAGCAATCGGCATGCAGGTTGTAAGTAGCGTCCATGTTCAAATCATGGCAGGCCCAATTGTGTCACGATAACGCCACGGGTAACCCGGTGCGAGGAAAAGACTATGACTGAAACAAAACGGCAGGACGAGCACTCGGGTTCACCCGATTGTTCGCAATTCGTGGCGGGTCAGCAGTCCGCGCTGCTGTACGTGCTCGGTTGGATAGAGTCTCACACATGCGGTGCGATTCCACGCCCCGCAGCATACGATGCGGCGATGATTGACATCAGTGTCAATGTCAAGGCAGGATTGAGTAGGATCGAATCTGGTGATCCAATGGAGTCGTTCAGCACTGTGGATTGATTGCGAACGCTTGCAATAACCGGGGCCGCAAGTAAGCCCCGGTAGCAGATTGCAGCGTCAACGGCCTCCGGTTGATTGCATTGTTCTGCCTCTCCCTGTGTGCAGTTTCGACTATTTTGGAAAAACTTTCTGAATGGTTTGAATACCGCTTGCGGAATCAAACGATAGAACGTATAGTTCTCTCAGTCGAACGAAACACAACCGCACACAAAGGAACAAAACGATGACCACTGCGACACGAAAAGAATTCACTGTTGTTGATTCACGAGACGGCCACACAAAAACATTTCAGACCGGAGTGTTTGTAGACGGAAACACACAAGAGTTTTGCCACATTATTCACCGCAACGGAAAACATCAGACTGTGACAATTGAAAAGGCCCGACGAATTTGGGCTGTAATCGTAGAGTGCAACAAGGAAGCAAAACGATGAGAGGCGGAGCCCGAAAGGGGGCCGGGCGAAAGCCCGGCCCAACAGGGCCGAAAGGCTCGGTCACGCTGTGGCTGTCTGTGGATGTGTCTGCGTTCCTTGAGACGTTCGGGCAGGAACGCAGTGCAACGGTCGAGAAGATACTGCGGAAGTCTGCGGCGTTCAGAGAGTGGCAAAAGTTACAGGCCGCTGAGTAGGCAGAACGACGGCATTCACCGGGTTGCGGCCGGTGACGTGGAATTCAGATTCGGCGCGGACCGCAACTCCGTGTGCAATGCTTTGTTATGGTGCTTTATGTTTACCGCAGATAGCAGAACAGAAAACTTTCTAACTTCACTCGGCATCAAGTTCGAGTACAGCAATTCAGTACGATTACCAGACGATTTTGCCCCGGAGTGGAACAAGGAGAATCTGGGAAGGCCGGTCGCCGTGCGTGAGGACGCCGTGATTGAATACGCCACATTGATGGAAGCGGGTTCGGCAGCGCCAGCGCCTATTCTGCATTTTACGGAACGTGGCTTTCGTGTCTTGGACGGTGTGCAACGTTTATCAGCGGCGGAATTGCAGCAGATGACGCGAGTATCAGCCTATTTGGTGCAAACCGATTCAAAGGACTCTCTCGCAACCATTCGGGTTTTAGCAAACGCCAGAATGCAGGGACGGGCAGAACCTGCTGAATGGACACGAAGAAGGGCTGTTGAAATTCTCGTGAATGGCAGAGGAATGAGCCATTCGCAAGTTGCAAAAATGGGTGGCTGGAAAACGTCTGACGTGAAACGTTTGGCTGATGCGATTGATGTGCAGAACCGAATCATTGCCGCCGGCGGTCCCGAGTTTTCTGACGCGATGCTGACAGAGCTACACCCATACATTCAGCCATCGTCTGTGCTCGAACAAGCATCGAGGCCAGTGGTCGGTTTTCTTCAGACGCTTAAGCAGTCAAGAATTTCGGTGGCGGACGCGATGCCGTTCATTACGACATTTTTTGCACCGCTTCCAAAATCATCGAACCCTTTCAAGGTATTGTCGGATAGGTTAGAGGACGTACATCACGACCCAGAAATGCGGGCACGCATCACCGGACGGCAGTCCGTAGAACTACCAAAAGACGTCGTCTTTCTTCGCACCTTGAAAACAGCCGAAACAGTTGTTGATCATCTGGTCACGCATGGCGAGCGAATTGCAAATATCGATGAGTTTTTTCACCTGCTTCGACGAATTGAAGACAAATTGCGGTCAATCGCTCCGAATAAAAGGCCAGAGTCAGTCCGTGTTCCTGCAGATATGTGGAGTGATAAACGATGAGTGTGGCACAGGTTAAAAAACGTTTTGGTGAATTCGAATCATATCTGCGCAGAGACAAGGAGGGCTTGCGGCGACTGAAACTGCTGAAAGATGATGTCAACGTTTTACGCACGTCATTGGCAGCAGCAGAGAAGCATCGCGAAGAGGCTATCGTGGTGCGTAATGAATGGAGAGAAAGAGCCGATAGTGCAGAACTGGAAGTTGCTGAACTACGCGTGCTGGTCCAATCTTTGCAACAGAAAAACGATTCTCTCGTTCGGCAAGTAGACGAACTGACTCGCGAAAACACCACAGAGTCCGAAGAGATGCATCAAGCAGAGCGAGAACTAAATTCAGTCACCATAAAACGAATCATGAAGCGATTAAAGCAACGGCTTCCGGTATGCCCTGAGTCTGTTGAAGGGTCGTATAAAAATGGAACGATGACTTACGTGAGAGAGGATATCTCGGGGGGCTGGTCATACGAAGATTTGTGGATACTTGGCGCAAGCGTCGCAATGCTCGCTGCATTCGATGGGTATGTGAGAATTAAGGCGAAACACAGGTTTCGAGACATGAACGCTGCGGATGGTGATGCTGATCTCACATTGGCAAGACATGTCATTCAGTGGTACAAAAAAAGCATAGACCCTGCCTCGAACGAAGAGTTGCTAAACCGAAAAGCCGCAGCTCCTTTCGGTGGTGTACGATGGGGTGATAAACCCAGAGATGCAGAAATGACGGCTGCATTTTTGGACGGCGGTTCTGATTGAGTATTAGTCACCATAACGACGGCATTCACCGGGTGCCGCAGCCCGGTGTGGATTTCTGATAACGGATGGTGCGGCACTCCGTGTGCAATGCTTTGTTATCTGGATTGCTCGCATGGCAGGACTTGGAACGTTCACTATTGACTTGATAGTTGAGGGTCAGCCAGCATCGTGCAAGAAGTTGTATGATGCAGGATGGCGGTTTTCGTATTGCGAGCAAACTCGATTTGTTTCCGCAGAGCATCCGCTCGGTGGAAAGCAGTCGGTGGTTGAGGTTTCATTGATCTCACGAACGGAATTTGACGCGAATGAAATCGGGCATTCTATTGCCATAATGCTGAATGGTGGGAATCATTCCAGATAACTTTGAATTATCCGTCACGTATTGTTTTCGGTATATCACCTTGCGCGTGATATCCGGATATCGCTTTCTTCAGAAACACAGCGAGCCGGACGGGTTTTCCCGCCGGCTCTCCCGGTGCTGTGGTATAGGCCTGCATGCCTCTATGACGGTCGGGTGCTTTCAGGGGGCGACGCCGACATCTGTTCTGTCGGGGTCAAGTTCTGCTGTGACTTCTGTACCACCACAGATCAGTTGCGTTTCTGTGTGAATTCCGAATACCGCAGATTTAGTAGTTGCAAGAAATTTTTTGCGCTGTGTCCCGAATGATCTTTCCCATACAGTCGACCCGTCAGACCACGCCATAGCGCCGATTTTTTCAGACCATTGTGTCCAACCGAATTCTTCGGACGATCGCAATTGAATGCGTCCAAATCTCGCTGCAGTATGGTCCGCCAAAAAATCCGGTGACTGGCCAGTAATCGGATCGGGAGTCTGAGACCACATCGTAATTGTTGGAAAACGTTCCCACGCCATCAGCGCTAGTGGAAACCCTGACCCCGGAACAAACTCATCTCCGGTATCGACGATGCAGTTTTGATGCCCTGTGTAATTAGTGCCCCAAAGTGTGTCGAGTGCCGTCTGCCAGTCAGTCACTGAGGCATTGAAAGCAAGCCAATCAGTTGCCTCAACGATTGTCATATTGTCATTCGATGCCGTCCAGACCATGCGCCATTCGATGTCAGTGTTCCAGCGACAATTGACGGGCGATTCAAATGCATAATCAATCACGTTGTAACCGTCTGCAAAAGAGAAAACACTGCTCCACGCGGGGTTGAATGTATTGATAAACGTCGACCGAGATGCTCTCGAGGTTACAAGCGCAAGCTTATACGCGTCTGCACCTGTTGTCGGGGTAATCAGTAAAGGGTATTCATTGTTCTGTGATGTGCCTTGTGGTTGTGCTCTCCACGTCCAGTAAATATTGTTTGTGTCAGCAACTGATTGACAGATCGGAAATGACAGCGTGATATCTGATTCTGTTGGCCCGTAGCTCCCTTCCCATGTTTTTGTGGTGCCTGAAAGGCTGCTGGTCAGTTCACAATGTCCATCACCTACGCCGTTCGTGCGCTGCTCGGATTGAAATAATCCACCAGACGTCCCGGTGCCCATACACTCCACGCCCTGCGCAAATAATTGCGAATCGGAAGCAAACTGAAACCGTTCAGGGAATCGATATTCATTTCTGCCATTGCCGGTCAAAGAGCCATCCGACGTGCTTAGTTCATGCCATGTCGACCAATCTCCCGAACTTTGATCTGATCCGCGTCCGGGTGTGTGGGTGACGATCAATGTTTCATTTCGCACAGCCGGGCGAGCATACCCTATTTTTACACCGAACGGATATATGGCGGTAGTTCGGTATTCACATGGAAGCGACACCCAATTCGACGTAAGTATTCCACTGCCGACGGTCATTTTTTGAACACATGCGCCAGTGTCGTTTGGAAGAAACGGATTCGCGTTAGGAAAACTTTCTACCGTCGATGAAATACCAACGATTTCCGTTTCAGATAACCATTGCCATCGATCGGAACGAAGATTTGTCGTCGTTGTGATTACGCCTGTGATATTCCCAGTTGCCAGATCACGAATGACCGGATCTTCTGAACTACTCGCCGGAAACGTGTAAGACGAAAAATGTTTGTCATCGGTTTCCCACTCGATTTCGAAATCAATGTGATTGTACGGGTAATCGCCACCAGTTGCTGTGATCGATACAATATGCGGCAAACCTGCATCGAGTGCCGAGGCGAAAGACGTTGCCGACATTCCCACAACATTGCTAATGGTCACACTGGCCGCACCACGAATGCCGTTCGCGGCTGCGGTGAATGTCATTGAAGCACTTCCGCCACTTCTGACCGCACTGGCGACAAGTCGATAACTACGCGTTGTCGTCGTATTGTATGTGTCAAAGGATTCTATACGACATCGTGCCTGTAGCCCGTTTGGTGAAACGTGCCACTTATCTGCGTTGATCGATGCCAGGTCTTGCTGGAAAATGGCATCTACGACAAACGGCCGATTGCTGTCACCAAACTCAGCAGACGATCCGGACGATTTCCATGAGTACCAGTACCACGAAGCATCATATAACGTGAGACCGGTATCAGCGTCAATCTGTCGATACCATAGCTTTACGCCTTGCCTTCCGGACGATGCTGAGGCAGGCGTTGACCCAATTGCTGGAAATGAAACTGATGGTGCAATTACACGGTAATTTCGAGACGCATCTGAATTGTCGATTTGGCAAAAGATGCCCCAGATGGTTCCGTCGGTGGCTAGCTGTGGCAGATACAACTGACGTTCCCAGATCAATTCGCCGTCAGTTTTACTGAAGCCACGCAGCGAAGCGATTTGATTGCAACTGCAGCAAAGCTTAAACGCCATCGCTCACCTCGCTGCCATTGGTGCGCAATCGCCGAGGAACCACCAGTGACCGTCGATCCATTCAGCTTTACCAAACGTGTCGATTTCGTAGGAATCGAATTCGCTGTGATTCCAGACCGTGATTTGTACGGATTGCTCTGCGTATTCCGTATCTGCCTGAGACCATCCGCAACGAGTCGCTAGACAACTGGTGGCTCCTGTCAGTGAATGTGTCGCGACATCGAGTGCGGCGTCAAGAATGACAGCACATTTGTCACGCCCAGCGATGAAACGCCCTTGTTTCGGCGTCTCATTTTGAAACTGGCGATTCCGTTCAGCAATCAATCGGTCAATTTGCTTGAGAGCTTTTTCGCCGAGTAGGTAGCCTTGTTCCTCTGCCATCGTTTTTAAGCCTCGTATGCGATGACGTGGACCTTACACGTTGCAGTGTTGGCTTTCAGGTAAAACGTGGCTGAGCCGTTTCGCTCGTATGTGTGCGGCACATATTTTGCCGCTGTCAGTTTGTCGCCGTAGACGCCGGTGGAGAACCCGAGTTCCACGTAGTTCGTCGCGTCCAGATTCGTGATTGTGACAATACCAACAGTGCCGAGATCACCAAACGACAGCGTTTCCTCAGTCGTCCCGATACTGACGATCATGTCAATGTAGCCAGGATTCGTCTGCGTGATTGATCGCTGATCTGGAAGATACTGATGTTTATATTGCCCATTGCTCACCTGCATGGAATGCGATAGTGTGATTTCGTTCGCCACAAGTCACCTCAGGCCAATGGAAGCAGTGAGAAGTTAAACAGCGGATACACGTTGTAAGAACCAAACACAGTGGTGTCCGGCGTTGGATTGTTCAAAACAGCCCCAGATCCGTTCAACGGAACTGGTGTTGTGACGTCCGTTCCGTCACCTTCCGACAGGATCTTTTCGAGCTTGTTGCTGGCGTTGCGTTTACGAAATCCGCAGTCAAGGATTTCCAGATCCCAGCCGTTTTTCTGCAAATGAATCTCGATTCCGACTTTTCGATATACAGTGTTGTTTCTGAATTCCTTTGGTCCTATGCTGACTCGCTGGACTTTCGCTTTGCCAGTACCGATCGTCACACCATCGATCGTGAATGACGAGCTGTTAACAGCGTCCTGCGTGTCGAGGATCCAGCTCGGAACACTCGTCATGTTTTTCTCGATCGTCACGATTCTCCGTGACACATCCCGCATTGGTGGAGGATCGCTGAAGTAGTCGCCGGCACTGTTCAGAATTGGCTTCCCGTTTCGGTCTTTTGCGGCCACGATCTGATACTGTTCAGTGCTCCACGTGATCTGAATAGGGTCACTGGCGGGATTTTCTGCCATCTCACGCGCAGAACTGTATTCAGCAGTGACTATCCATCCCTTCCACGGGTTGTTGTTAGTTGGCGTTAAATCGATGCAATAGGCAGAAGAATCTTCGTTATGAACGCTGCCAATCAGTGGGAGCCCGGCGGCAGACCCGACGGCGTAAGGCCCTTCCGACACGCTCGATGTCTCAAGCTTAAATACGCGTGTGTACGTGCGGATTCCTTGCGAGTTTTTCGCTTGCCTTCCTGCCGTATCTTCTCCCAAAAGTGTCACTGTCATGCGGTGACAAACTCCTTAAACACAGGAGCCGCTTTGCCGGGACCGTTGTTCTTGAGTGCGTCAACGATCTGTTTTGTCTGTGACTTCGTTTCTTTGATCATCGGATCTTGCTTCGCACCAAACATCGAAGCAATGACCGTTGACCATGTGTCCGCTTGTCCTGAAAACATAGCGCCGGAAGTTTGTTTTTCTGTTTTTGCGCCCTGCATTGCTGACTCGTTTCGAACATCATTGCCGAGCCAGTTTTCGGCAGTTCCTTTTAACCCCTCGCCCCATGTTTTCCATTCAGTGACCTTTGTTTCACCAAACTGTTTTGCGCCAGCAAGCAATGGCGCGGCCTTCTCCATTGCCGTTCCGAACAATGCAGTCAGTTTTGAACCGTCCACTGCCTGTGGTAGTGCTGCTGCCAGATCGGATGCCGCCGGTGCTGGTGGCAGTTCCTGAGACTGCAGCGTGTTCATTAAACCGCCAAGGCGATTCTGTGCTTCCTGAAGTGGTGTAACGCCTTGTGCTGCCGCTGCATCAGCATTGCCTGTGAAATGATCCCGCAAAGACTGCCCTGCCTCGAGTCCCCAGTTTGTCGGGCTCATGGCTTTCGCGATGTTTTTGCCAGCCTCCCACGCCTTCGCGATCATCGCCGCAAGCATCTCGTCCCATTTGACCTTGATCGATTCCACAACCACGTCAAAAGATGCTGTCAGCACGTCAGACAGAAACTTCATTTTATCCGGCAGCATGTTGAACTTTTGCAGGATCTCGTTCGCTACCGTGACCATGCTTGTCAGGTTCGGCAAAACTGCCGTCCCAATTTCACGGCCGAGTGTCTGCACGTTTTCAACGAGTGAATTCCACTGGCCTGTGAATGTTTCGTTGATTCGTGCCATCATATCGTGAAACCGACCACCTTCACCGGTGAGACTCAGCAAAGCCGTCTGCATGTCAGTGAAGCTAATCTGGCCAGCTTCCGACATTGTCAAAATTTCCGACGTGCTCTTGTTTAGCGTTTTTGACAGAGCTCCGATAATACCGACGCCGTTTTCTGCGAACTGCCGAATCTCTTGACCCTGCAATTTCCCTTTATTCATTACGTCTGTGTATGCCTTCGACAGAAATCCGAGCTTATTGGCGTCTCCCATCGCAAGGTCGCCAAGAAGCTGCAGCGTGCTCATGATCTGAGTGTCCGCGACACCTGAAGCCAGTAAGCTTTTTGTTGCATCAGCAGCAGACTCCAAATTGAATGAAGTCCGAGCTGCGAACCTTTCGACGTCTTTGAAAAGTGCTGCGCCTTTTTCAGCAGAGCCGGTCAAAACCTCAAATTGAATCTGTGCGGTCTGCGCGTCAGCCGCCAATTGCGCGACGCTTTGTCCGAGTGAAAGAATCCCGCCGATTGCCTTGCCGCCAATATCAGCAATCGCAATACCGCTCACAATTGAACCGACCGACGCAGCGAACGATTTTGCCTGACCTTGAGCTTTTGACAGCCCGCTCTGAAAGTTTCGCCCGTCAACACTTAGACGTGTGACCAGATCACCAATGACAGCCATTTATTGTGATCCTTTCAACATCTTCAGGTGACTGGTGATAAGTGCCGCTGATTGCTTTGGAGACAACGGCGGAACGCTCGTCGTCTTTTTCAGCCACGGCAGAAAATCAGTTTCTTCAATTTTCTGGCCCATGATTCCAGCAATCAGAACACCAAGTTTCGCGACCACATGAGCAACGCCCAAATCGGTTCCAATCGGTTCGACAAGGTCTTTCGCACACCATTCGTTGAACTGCTGGTGCGTCATTTCTTCCAGCATTGCATCGACGTCTAGTGTCTTCTTTACATGTTCAGCCAGCCGCAGAGCCGTCAGGCGTCTGGGGCTGCGTCTGAGTTTTTTACGAGTGTTTCCAAGTCCTGCGACGTGAACCCACTGAGTTCGAGAGCCACGTTTACAAGTCGCTCAATCACGTCTCCGCGTTTCTGGCCGAGTTGTTCAATTTGTGCCAGCGTAAACAACTTGCTTCCGGCATCGTCTCTGCAGCACTCAACCAGAATTCGCTCACGAATCTCAGATTTCTGCTTCGCTCGCTGTGCCTTGCTCAGTTGCTGCTGCTTGTCTTCCCATTCGGTCCGTTCTCGTGGCGTCATGCCCCAAATTGGGATCACCTTGCCTTCACCGAGCTCCGGTACTGGCACGTCCCGTTTCGCACGTTCAAGAGCTGGAGCAGAAAGAAACTCATCAGCACTGACAACAGTTCGAGTCATTCACAATCATCCTCTTCGCAATAGTTCGGGCCGGGAATGTCGTTTCCGTCCTCGTCATACCCGAGGATTTCGCCATTTCGAAAACGCTCCCGGTCTTCTGGCTCAATTCCTTTCGCCAGCATTTCCCGAGACAATAAAACCTCTGCCCTCTTGTTCTGCCATCCAACGCAGCACGCCTCAGACTCTTCATCTACTGGCTCTGCGTCACCATTACCGACGAGCAATTGACAGGAACGCTTATCAACGTCGATCTGCGTTCCTGCGACCCAATACCGCCGGCCGTTTCGCGTCGTCATGCCGTCGGCATCGGCGACATGAGACGCAACCAGCAAGTCTTCACGAATCAATCGAATCATCATGTGGAGTACGACAGCAGTTGATCAAGTTTCAATGTGACGTCGGCTTTCAGACCGTCATTCATTGCACCGGTGAAACCAAACCCAACACCTGCGGAAGTGAATCCGCAGTTTGTTGTGCCAGTGTCTGCGAATTCAATTTCCCAGACACATTCAGCCGGTGTGGTGACCAGATCCGTGATTGCCTGATGACCAGCCAACGCAGGATCGTAGAAAATTGCGAAGTCAAAGGAACCGCCTTCGGAATAGCCGGTCTGGCTGTATTCCTTACCGGCTCCTGAGGTGTCGATCGTGGTTGAGTCGTAAGTTTCTGACTCAGCCCCGGAATGTGAAAACTCAGTGATCTGAGCCACGGCCGTCAGCGTTGACGCAATGGTCTGACGAATGACTGAGCCCTTTACTTTGACCTTTGCCATGATTGGCTATCCTCACGTTTCGTGGAAGTGAATATCACAGTCGAGTGTGATCACATAAGTTGGTGTGTCAGAGCCGTCTGTAGGTGGCTCGAGATCGTCTGATTCGCCATTCATCAATACCGCGTCAATGGTGTCTGTTCCTGCTGCTCCGGTGTAGTCGTCCAGATATCGTCTGACCGTCTTGGCCAGTGTTGCCACCTGCACGGACGTTTTTGCCTTGCAGTCAATGTCAAATGTCAGGAATCGAAAGTCTGAGGAACCGCCATCAATGCACGGGTTTTCCTCAGAGTTCATCTGTGTCAGAACGATGTAGGGAAATGCGGCTTTTTGTGGTGCGTGATTGACGTAGATACGACTTCCGACAATTGCGGAAATCGATGCATTCGCCGTCAGTAATGCGACCAAACCGGATTTCAAAACTTTTTGATCTTTCCTGCTTTGTCAGCCGCTTTTACCGCTGAACTTAGTCCGGAAGATACCTGCCTTACAAACATTCGCAGACCAGCTACCGCATAGGTTTTAATGATCCGAAGATGCATCGTTTTGTATGATGCCAATATTGAAGAAACGCTTTTAATCTTTTTCGGCATGCGACCGACGTATTTTTTCTTTCCGCCAGTGTCTACGCGTCCGATTGTTTTTCCGCCACGACGAACTCTTTTTGTTCCTGTGTATCGCTCATCAGTGCCGAGAAAAAACCAATGAGCATTCGCTGCACTGATACCGACGCCCTTTTTTCCGCCAGCCTTGTGCTTGTCATGCGACTTCGTCGTTCTCTTCGCTTTGGCTTCTGTCGCTTTGCCTACACCTACGCCCACTTTCGCAGTGATCTGACCACCATTGTATTTTCGCTTCGGGCGTCTCCACCCAATCGATTGCCGAGCGCCTTTGTAGCGTGACGGTATTTCTCCTTTGATCAGTTTTACGGCTGCTTTTGCAGAAGCAGATACCGCTTTCGTAATCTGCTTGGTTCTCATCCCTTTTGACAGGTTTTCAAGATTTTTTGATAACGCCTCCAGACCGCTGACAGTCGCCTTGTAATTGCCAGCCAGTGACCGAAACTTTTTGATTGAAGACTTTTCAGACTTCGTCAAAAATGGCTTCGGTTTTACCATTACACGGCTCGCCTCGTCTGAATTTCAATTTCTCGGTTGTCCAGATCCACATCAACAATGCTTAGAATTTCGTACTCATGCCCATCAAAAACTAACCGATGATCTGTGGTGCAATTGATGAGCGTTTTTGAATACTGCGTTTTCCACACGTGGCTGACGTCTGCGTTTACCTGAGCCACCTTCCAAAACTCACGACCGCCTTTGCTCATGCACGAGCAAAACGGAGAAATCACCAGTTGCCAGTTGTCGTCATTAGTCAGATCAACGTGGCCGTGCGCGTCTGCCGTGCCGTTTGGCTTTTCGATCCTGACTTTTTTGTCGTACTGTGCGACGCTTTTACACTTCATGACTGCGCCGCCTTGTATCCGGTCCACATCAGCCGACTGATAAGCCGCTGATAGTTCATTTCGCTACCATCGCAGCCGGACCAAAGCAGTTTTCCACGTTCTTTGATTGCGAGTTTTGCTGTGACGTCAACTGACGCAACTGCGGACCCACACACCAAAACAATTTCCACTGAATTTGGCCGATCCAGTTGCGTCAGTGGCCACCAAAAACCAGACTTCAGCGTGATTTCCGGCGGAACCTCAATCAAGTTCGTCCAGTAATAATCCGTGCTCAGCGTTTGCAGCGTTCCATCGCCATCGTAGTATTTCACCGAGCTCACGCTGGTGATCGGCCACAACCGGAACTCGACCTCGTCCATGTCTGGGAAATCGTCCATGTACATCGTGACTGTTTGCGTCACGAGCTTCCTCATGGAATCGTTCTCCACACATTGCCGAGCCTCCTTCAGCAATTGAGTCAGCTCAACATCAAAGTCATTACCGGAAACTCTCAGCGCGTCTTTGAACTCGCTGAGAGAAACCGGCTCAGAGGTAGGCTCTGTCGTGACTTTGTAAGTCGTGCTCATCGACGTTTGCGGTTCCGCTTTTCGCTGTGCTGTTGCTGCTGAACCGGCTCGGATTCAGACTGCCATTCCGCCACACCCATAGATACCAGCATCGTCATCACGCCGGGATTGAGGCGTGAGTCAAGCTGACCCACGCCTCGCCCCATCCATGGCCGAACAAAACGGATTGACCGTGTCATACTCGGAGAATTTCGTTTGCCCCAGCTTCACTGGCTGACGTCGGAGTCACTTCACCACGGCTCAGGCGACCGAGAATGGCGATGTAAGTTCCGGCAGCCCCGTCACCAGTCGTGGCGGTGACATCGATGTACCGCTTACGTCCGCGGAGGTCGATCTGAGCCACTTGAAACAGGTTATCATCAGTTGCGGAAGGCAAGGCTGACGTGCTGCCGTCAATGTTCGTCGACGTGCCCCAGACAAGCCCTGTAACGTTGGCATGACCGGAACCAGATGTGTCTGATTCCGTGACACTAAGAGCCGCCATAGCAATGTCAGTCGCTCCCTCGTAAACGATGATTTCGAGGTGCTCCCAACCTGCTGTGTCGATCTCACCAGTGGTGAGCGTCGCATTGTCAGAAATCACCGCCGGAGGCGTGATGCTGACCAGTTTAAAATCGAGTCGATTCGGCATTGTATTTTTTCCCCTTGTGGGATTGTTCGCAAAAGTCCCGCCGACCACAGCGGCCGGCGGGTATCGAATCAGCCAGTCATATCCGACTAGCTACCTGCCATTTCCAGCCCACAGATCGGACCTGCAACGCTGTTCGTGCCGTAGTCGTGCCAGACAATGTCAAAGCGTTCTGTTGCTTTGATGCCGATCTGGTCACGTTCCCACATGCTCTGACCGCCGACAGTTGCCGTATCGCTGAATGCGATTGACATCTGGCGACGATCTCCAAACAGGCCACCCATCATCATGTCACCGAAGATGACAGGAATCTGGCTGTTGGCTGCAGTGCTTGGAAATACCTGGCTGAAGTAGACAGGAAACCCAAGGAAGCGAGCTGGAACACCATTCACGATATCACCAGCAGTCGTTCCACCAGCGGCAAGAGCCAGAGGCTGCATTACGCTGTAGAAAAACGTGCGGTGACATACCCAGGCCGGGTTTGCTGCTGCGTACTCCGGCAAAGCCGCCACGACACTGGAGAAGTTTGCGAGAGTCAGTTCGCTGTAGGCATTGCCAGCACCGAGGACGAGCCCCGGAGCAGTGCCAGCCGTCAGCGAATCGAGACGCGTGCGAATTCCTGTGATGCCGTTGTATGTCGAAGTCGCATCACCATTAAACGCACACTGATCTTCCTTCAGAGCGAAGGCCAGACCCACTTCCTGAACCAGCCTGTCAGCAATTCGGATAACGGAGTCTTCTGACAGTTCATTGCTCATGCGTGAAAGCACCATGAACTTCTGAGCCGTCAGACGAACTTCGTTCCACTCAGCATCGGATTCCGTTCCTGCTGCGTTTTCACCGACAGCATAGGCAGTCAAACCGCCGACGCGACGAGGAACAACCTTGGACGCTGAGCCCATTGGCTCAATATCCATCAGCCGACGTGCAACGCCGTAGTTTTCGACGAGTCGAATAATGTCAGCACGGAATTCTTCAGGAACGAAAATCCCCGCGTTGCTGACGTCACCTCCGCCAACGCCGTGAACGTTAAACAAGCCGTTTTCCTGACAAAACTCAACACTTCGTGAAAAATTGTAAAGGTTTGGACAGGTAAGAGACGCTGTTGCGAGTGCCCACTGGCCGAATCGGTAAGCACGTTCGTTCGGACTCATCCCGGAGTCATCAACGCCGCTGAAGTTCTTCACAGATTCGCGTCGAACCTGTGCCGGAAGTTTGAACTCTGAAACGGTGTTGTGTGGCTGCGCCGGTGCTCCAGTGAGTTTCTTGGCAATGCGGTTCACGACAGGATTGAGTTTCGCGTTGCGCAGTTCTTCCTGTTTGGCCTGCATTGCTGCAGCCCGGTCATTTGCCGCCTGCATTTCGTCGATCTGAGCTTTCAGCGTTTCCGCTTCTGCATGCAGTTTGCCGACTTCTGTTTCCTGTTCCGCCGTCAACGCCTGAGCGTCTGCAGCAAGATTCAGGATTTGCTCTGCCTGATCAAGCAGGCCGGTGCGTTTCTGCACCAGTTCATCAAATTTCATGTGTGTTGGTCCTTGTTATTCGCCAGGACCAACGCAAAAAGCGTCAATCGCTGGCAGGTTTGGAAATACCCAAAACTGCAAACGATTGACGCTTCGCACGAGACATCAAATCGATCGTTGCGGTTACCTACGCACGAGGTAGAGCCGCTGATTGAGAGTTACACTATGAGACAGACGCTATTCTGTCAAGAATTATTCTCTGAGGAATTCTGCTACGTGGATTCGCTGACGTGAATGCCATCACATCGCAGTTGATCTGCGAAACCATTTCCCGCGTTGCCCCGTAACATAAAACACGCTGAGGTTGAAGACGATAAACAATCTCATTGACGATCTGAATCCATGGGAGCCAGTTCCGCCGCTGTCTGGGCCTGCCTTCGATTGCAACCACTGGGGCAAACTTCGGAATTCCAATCAACGACCACGACAGGGATTTTACCGTTGACCATGACACCGACGGAATGACAGCAACGCCGTGCTCCTGCAAAAACCGACCGACCCAGCGAGTTTTGTAAACGTTGAACATCTGGCAGATCATCGGATCATCATCGTAAAGCGAAAAATCAGGCTCCACGATCGCTGACACGTTGGCACGGTGAATCTTATCGAGCATTGTCAGTGGTTTATTCCACAGACACTCGAATCGAAAATCATCAGTCCAGTAAGCGTAGACACAACCGCCTGCTGTGTCTGGCCGAAGTGGCGTGTATCCGCAGATTTTCAATTGAACTGGTTCGGACGGTTGCCACAGCATGTCCGGCAGCAGGTCAGGAATGCCGAGCGGGTGAGATGAATGCCAGCGCTGGCGATACACTCCGGTGCGAGCGAGCGTCACCGGATGACATCCATTTGCAGGATTGTACGCGTTTCACCGGTGAAAGGGTTTTTCTCCGTTCTTACCCCAGTGACCTTCATTTTCGTTCCGCGATTTAGAAGCACCTCACGTTCTCGCCGATTGCCGCCACGTGGCTGCAAAACCTTTGTTCCTTTCGGAACGCGAATTTCCATGACTACGTTTCTGTCAAGGTAGTATCCACCCTTTCGCGTCGTTGTGCTGACGTACCCTTTTTCTGTTAATACCTTTCCGACAGGGTTACTTGAGCTCAGGATATCGGCAACATTCGACGGATTGACGCCACGCAACACCTGTGCATCGGCTTTCAACGCGGGAGCCTTACGAAACGCAGAGTCGACTCCTGCGATGATTTCCTGTGACTCTTTTCGTATTCGTTCCTTGTTCCCAGATCCGACTGTATCCTGACCACGAAGAACACGATTTACGTTTCGATATGCCTCGTTCTGATATTCCGCTACCGCTCGCGTTTCTGCGCGTGTCAACGATTCACCGCCGACCGTTTCGAGACGATCCAATGACGTTGTGTTTGGATCCGAACCACCTCCGGCCGCACCTCCGCCTCGTGCCGTCGATGTACCTGACCTTTTACCCACTGATCATTCTCCGACACCTGAGACAGATCCAGATTCGACGCTCCACAGAAACGATAACCCACACCGGCAACCACATTCCGAGCGTACAAAACGTCAGAATTGCATGCAGGATGTGGTTCGGCACATCAGTCTCGACTTCTGTAATGCCGTTGCAGTGCTTGCACATACGAGAGCTTCGTTCTTTCGGCATAGTTCACCATTTCGCCCGTCTGATTGCGTGCCCGTTTCGTTGTCATCGGGATCACGTCATCGATATAACCTGAAGACTTTGCTTCCGTGGCGGTAAAGTGCGTCCCGTCTCCGTGCGGGCCGATGAGATGTGTTTTGACCTGGCTGATACTGAGGCCAGTTCTGGCAGAATAAATCCGTTCAAGGTCTGCGTCCAGTTTCTCCATCTGCAAAAGCGTATCTCTGATATCGTTGGCGTGCCCCATGGCGACGCACAGCGAATAGTGTGGATGGAATTTCGAGGTCTCGTACCCTTTGACTGTGTCGCATGCGGTGATTGCAAGGCTGGCCGCAGAACCAGCGAGCCCGTCAATGATCCCGATTGTTCTTCCTTGATGCGCCTGAATTGCGTTAAACATCGCAACACCGTCATACGCCAATCCGCCGGGCGAGTTGACGTACAGATTCAGTGTCTTGCCTTTGTTTTGTGCCAGCACTTTTGAAAACGTGCCAGCATCCGTCTGCGTATAGTCATCGCCGACGATTCCGTGCAGCCAGAAATCAACCTCATTGTCTGTGACATTCCAGACCTGATCGGCTGACGTTGCGACGACTCCGTAAAGCTCACGGAATGCGTCACGCTCCGCAGTTGATCGTTTCAGCGTGATTCCGGAAAGTGAAATCTGTGGTCTCATTGTGCTGCTTTCATCAAATTTGACACGAGCATCTCACCGCGTTCATCCCAGCACGACACAAGATCGCGCACATTCTTTTCCAGATTGCTTGTGGTGCTGCTTCCAGCCACTTCAAGCAACTGTTGTTTGCTTGTTTCCACATGTGTCGAAATCGCCGTGATGGTCTTTACAGTTTTCCAACCGAGCGTGTCCACGAAACTTGACTGCCAAGTTTCGTAGATGCCATCAATGGCATCGCAAAAGTTATTGCGAGTCTTTGCAGCTCGGACTACACGATCTTTCTCAATCTGCAGGTTCTTTGTCACGGAAGTCTCAAGAATCGCCTTAAGAATCGCGTTCTGTGGCTGATCTGGTGGCGTTCTGTCTGCGTTTTGCGCCTGATCCTGCATAGTTTGAGCACCCATCTGAGCCGCCTGAGCAGACATGTCAGCCCTGACCCAGTTGGCGGGATGAAACCGAATCTCTCCCTCTTCGCCGAGATCCGGCATGTTCAGCACTCGTCGAATTTCGTTGTCGTTCATAACGCCCATTTCCTTCAGGCGATAAAGACCGTTCACCTTCTTTTCGTACTCCATCGAGACCAAGGCTTCACGGTTGAACTCGAAGAAATGTGTATCATTCTTTCGTTCACGATCCGTCAGCAGTTTACGACGGCACTCACGCTCCCACTCCTTCAGCCATGGGTTGATGCAGTCATCAAGAAACGCTTGATTCTCTGATTCCAACGAGTTGTGAGACGTGCGTGAATCGTCTCCGAGCTTGTGCGGAGGAATCCCGAAAATATTGGCGACTGTCGATCGAATTTCGAACTGACGAGTCTCGAGAAACTGAGCCTGATTCGGGGCGAGCGTCAACTGCTGAAACTTCGCGCCATCCTGAAGCAAGGCGACCTTGTGGGCCTGCTGCAGACCCTGAGTCATCTTCTCCCAGGCTGACATCGTGTTTCGGATCTTCTGTTCGTCGAAGTGGCCAGGGATCATCAGCAAGCCGCCGACGTTGCTGCCCTGTCCGAAGAACCTGCCACCAAACTGCTGTGCAGCCATGCCGACGCCGAGTGCGTCTTTCATAAGCGAAATCACGTCATGGCCGAATAGTCCGTTGTGGCTCAATCCTTTGATGTGCAGCACGTCACGAGCCGGAATCTTTGCCTGTTCGTCGTCAATCCACGTGAAGTACCAGAGCTCACCTTCAACAATCCGGATTCCTGTTTTCTGCGGATCCAAAATTGTGAGCTCAATCGGGTTGCGTCTTGAATCTCGGTCGATGACCGCAAACCCGTTACCGTAAAGCATGGCGTGAGCGGTGAGCGTCTTGCGAACCGTTTCGCCGTGCGTCCATTCGCTGGCATCTCCTCTCATTAGCCGATTGGCTGGATGCTCTGCTGCGAATTTCCTGTCATCACCGTCACGCTCGAAACAGTCAAACGGCAGACAAGCGATTTTATCTGAAACCAGATTAAGAGCTCGCCAGAGTGGCGGGTATCCCATCGCACTCGTCGGCGTGACACGGACACCAGCCGATGACTTTGATCCACCTCCAACAACTTCCCAGCCCTGCGCGTCACGTGCAGACAGATTTGTCAGGCCGGAACCGACCGGAAGCGGATTGCAGACGATTTCAGAAACGCCGAATTCCATGAGTTATCTTTCAGAAAAGAACAACACCGGAATCTGGTGTTGAATAGGCGAAAGTAGCCTCCCCTTTTTCCACTCCAGCAAGAGCCATGACAGCCGCCTGCATGCCATCAATGGTTCTCACGTCATCCTTTCCATGAGGTTTACACAGCAATCCGTTTCGGCCTCGTGTCACGTTACTGGCCTGCCACGCTGCGACCGGGTTTCCGTCATGATGTAAACGATGGCTGATGACCAGTTTTTCAAATTCTTCGATCGGTTCTGAAAGTGTCGCCGGTCCCTGATGGCAATCCTCGATCTGGTATTCTGCCGGCTCATGTTTCCACGTGCAGTCGCTGTTGCGTTCTCCGAGCATCACACGCTGTATAAGATAGTCTGCGAAACGCTTGTCGTATAGCAGTTTCTGCACTCGGAAACGTTTCTGAACTTCGCATAATGTCGACCAGATGTAGTCGTAATCGATCCAATCTCCGTCCGTCAAAGTCAGTTGAGCTCGTGAATCGTGAGCCCAGTCTACAAACGGTGCTGCTGATGCTCTGGCTTTAGCGGTCTCTTCCGGCATCCAGAACCACCAGCGAAAGTGCAAACAGTCGTCAGATTCTTTGAAACACAGACACAACGAAGACAGGTCGCGTGTTCTGGACAGATCGAGACCAGCCCAGCATGGCAATTCTGCCAGCCGATCCCATGAGGTAGCGTCTTGACATGCGTTCCAGTCGTGTGACTGCAGAAAAGGATTTGACGACTGCTGCCAGATATTCAGACGATACATTTTGAACGTTCTGAGGCTGCTGGGAGTATCGCAGCTCTTAAAGTCAGCAATGTATTCTTCCTCGCCAACCGTGTGTCCCCATGCTGGATTCGCAAGCTTACCATATCGGACAGGATCCTTTGAGAGCTCGTCATCCGTCAGCGTTGGTGGTGCTTCGTGCCAATCAAAGAAAAACGTTTCGTTGTCGAATGCTCCTGAGTTGACCCGCTGGCCGTAGTCGTATCTCTGCTTTCCGTAACTCATCGGATCATCGCCAGCCGTCGTCACCTGAATCACCATAGGTTCAGACCGGGAAATCCCCATTCTGGTGATACGCTTCATGAAAGCCTCATCAACAACGTGTAATTCGTCGACTGAGCACGAGCCGTTGAGACCTTCTTTTGCTTTCTGGCTGGCGGCGTTATCGCTGCTCAAAACCTTCATTTTCGAATTGGTTTCGTCGACCGATATCGAAAAATCTGTTTTATTGATCCGCATGTACTGCGCGAGCGTTGGCGACGCCTGCACCATTTTGATTGCGTGCTCCTGAACGATTCGAGCTTGCTGGCCGTCTTTCGCTGCCGTGTAGCAGTTTTGCCCTGGCTCGCCGTCGCCGTCCAGAAGGTAAAGCATCCACCATGCGACTGTCGGGGACTTCTTGTTTTTCTTTGGTTTGCCGATCAGGGCTTCTCGAAAACGCCGAATTTCACGTTTCCACCGCTCCGACTTTTTGACCCATCCAAACAACCGCATGGCACAATCATATTGCCAGTCGCTGGCAATCAGCGGCTGACCTGCACACTCGCCCTCCCACAGAACCAAATTATCTCTTGCCCAATCAACAACAAACTGGCCCCTCGCTTCGTCCATGCGGCATCCGTTGAACGCCGCTTTCTCGTCGGCTTCATTGCGAATCCACTTGCGGGTAGTCTTGTCGATTCGCCTCATCCTCGTGTGCGTCTCATTCTCACTGGTGCGGTTTGCTGC